GCCCGGCCCCGCCGATCCGCCCGTCACTCACCGCCGCCGCGATCGCCTCGATCGCCACGGCTTGCGCATCCGCTACCACCTCGAACGTCAGCGACGGGATACGATTGCCATAATCCTCCAGCGCCAGATCCTCGAACACGACATAGGCCATGCCCCGATGGGCCGGGGTCACCGCCACGCCTTGCGCCGCGGCGATCAGCGGATCGACCGCCTGATCCGCCCCGCCGTCATGCACCCGGAAAGCCGACAGCGCGCTCTTGAAATCCCCCGCCGCCCCGCGCAGCAAATTGCCATCGGCCCATATCCGCCCGATCGACCCGATCGCCCGCGCCGACAAGGCGACTGCAAAACTCGCCGAATAGCTGTAGCTGGTCACGCTCGGCCGCCCCTTGCCGCCGCCGCTCTTGCTTTTCGTTTCGCGCAGATCGGTCGCCCAGATCACCGTTCCCGCCACCCGCATCGTGCCGAACAGCCGCGGCACCTGTGTCCCGTAACTCGACGTCTGCACCTGCAATTCATTCAGGCGCGGCCCTTCCCGCCCCTTGGGCTTGAAGAGCACCGCATGGTCGATCGCATTGCCGATCAGCGCGCCGACAGCCCCGCCGATCGGCCCGCCAATCACCGTGCCCACCGCGCTCAGCACCACTGTCGCCATAAAAATCTCCCCAAACGCATCCTGCTCCCGCGCAGGCGGGCGCACGTTCATATCAAGGCCCACCAACCCGTCACCGGCCAGGGCGATGGCCCCGGCATCTCGACCACCCGTCGCAACCCGGCATGGGCATGGACGAACCCGCCCGGCACACAGATCATCAGATGCAATTGCAGGGGACCGGGCCGCACCAGCGCAACATCGCCCGGCGCGCCGCCTGCTACCGGCACCAGCCCAGCCGCCCGCAGCCAGCCTTCGGCCCGCCCGGCATCGCCACTGCGCAAACCATAGGCGCAGGGCGCATTCCGCCCCAGCGCCAGCGCGACCAGCCCGACACAATCCAGACCGCTCTCGCTGCGCCCATGCAGGCGGAACGGCACGCCGACCAGCGCCCGCGCACGCGCCACCACGCTCATGCGCCGGGATAGCGGGTCAGCAGATCCATCCCCGGCAGATAGGGTTCGCCCCGGAAATTCACGCCATTGCCAAAGCGCCCGGCGCAGGTCGCCATCTGCCGGTCGCACCCCTCCGTCAGCAACGCCAATGTCCCCGCCGCCACCGCAAAGGCTGGCGGATCGGCCAGCGTCACCGCGTCCGCCACGGCCTGCACCAGCCCGACATTCGCCCCGCCCAGCCAGCGCAACGTCCCGAACGCATAGTCGCCGGGCGTCAGCCCGGTCGCGGCGACCACCGCCCCGTCCACACCCGACACGCTCACCACCCGCCGCCGCGCCGCCATGTCCACCCGGCACGCCCGGTCGCCCAGGGTCGCGCGACAATCGGGCGATGTCGATGGCGCAACCGCCGCCCCCAGCACCGCCGCCGCGCCGATCAGTTCCGCGCTGAACGCCGCCCCCTTGCGCGCCACCGCGCCAATCTCGCCCCGCGCCAGCGACAGCCACAGGTCGCCCGGCGCTTCCCCCAAAGCCCCCCACTGCGTCAGCCACACTTCCAGCGCCGCGCCATCCCAGCGCCCCGCCATCAAATCCGCCTCGCTGATCGCATCGCTGGAAAGCGCCCCCGCCAGATCGCTATCCTCGCCCTCCAGCCCGATGCCGCTGCGGATCGCCGATGGCGTCATCCCCGGCGCGGCGCGATAGGTCAGCCCGCCGATCGCCAGATCGCGATCATGGCTCGTCAACCCGATCGTCACCCCGTCCCGCCGCTCGATCCGCCAGCAAAAGGCCAGCGTGACCAGCGGCTGCTCCAGCGCCTCGATCATGCCCATTCGCGTATCTCCACCAGCGGCACCGACGGCGCTTCCCCGGCGGCAAAGGTCGCGCGGTTGATGTCCAGCCGGTCCTCGGCAAAGCGCACCGGCACGTCGAAGCGAAAGCCAGCGGTCAGCAGCACGCCCGCCGCCGGCGCCTCGTCAAAGGCGATGATCCCCATTCCCGCATGGCTCCACCCGCTGGTCAGCTCCACGCCATCGGCCGCGACCCGGATCGTCCCTGCGACCGGCCGGGTGATGATCCGCGCCTGCGCATCCTCGCCCGCGCCATAATAGCGCATCAGCTGGAACGAGGCCTGCACCCCGTCCCCCACGCCCAGCCTCTGGTCGATCGGCCCCGGCGCCTGCCCCGGCGCGCCGCTGCGATCGTCATAGGGATCGCTGAACCGGAACCCCCGCGCCGCGCCCCGGCGCGCCCGGAAAAAGCCGATCAGCGTCGCTATGTCCGCCTCGGACCGCACCCCCGGTCCCGCGTCGAAGGACAGCCGCGCATCCGCCCAGTCGCTGCTGCGCCGTTCATGCCCCGACGGGCTTTCGACGATCTGCGTCGAAAAGGCGGGCGACAGGCTTGCCTCGCGCCCTATGCCCAGCGGAAAGACAATATCGTCAAAGGCTTGCATCGCACCCTCTCCATTGATCCTGAACGCGGTAAAGCCATCGCGGCACGCCTGGGGCAGCGCCCAGATGAAGGTCGCTGCCGTCCCCCGGTCCACCGACGCCTGCGCCGCCGCCGCAATCGCGCGCCACTGGCCCGCCTGTTCGGGCAACAGCACGAAGCCCGAAAAATAATGCTGCTCCTCGATCGGATAGCCCAGCCGCGCCGTCGCAAGCTCTATGCCCCGCGCCGTCAGCCCCGGCCGCTCCTCCGTCACCCAGTCATAATCTTCCAGTTGCAGCACGTCGAAGGCTGGCGCGGCCCATCCCAGCGGCATGTTCGCCCGTTTGGCCTGCGGCGCGCGCGGGTCCAATATCGTCGGCAGATAGGCCAGCAAATGCGTCACCGCCCCCGGCGCGACCGCCTTTACGGCCGCGCATAAGGCCGCGGTGGACGCCGCCAGCACCGCCCCCGCCTGATCCAGCAAAGCGCATTGCGCCTCGTCCAGCGGCGTCCAGATGCTCGCAATCGACACCGGACTGCCGCCAAAGGCCGCCCGCGCCGCATCGTCATAAATGCATATCCGCCCGTCGCCCGGCACGACCCACCACCATGGCTCACCGACCTGAAACAGGATCGGCAGACCGACTTCCAACCCAATGGAAACAAAGGCGCTTGCGACGGCCTGCACATATCCCATCGCTCCGCCATGCGCGGGCGACAGCAAAGTCGATGGCGGCACCCAGCCGGTCAGCGCCGGGTCGCCATTCTCCGCCCGCTGCTTCCAGTCGTTCCAGCAATGCGCGTCGAACAGTTCATAGGATAGCGACCAGATGACATCGAAGCCCAGCGCCTTCGCCCGGCGCGCAAAATCCCGGTGCCATGCCGCGCAGGGCGCGTTCAGCGCCCCGCCGGTCAGACTGACGTACAGCCCCTCCGCGCTGGAAGGATCGGGCCGTTCGAGCCGGAAATAATGGCTCATGCCCACATAATGGTTGATCGCCCCGCGATAGCCCAGCGCATGGATCGCCGCGACCACCCGTTCGGGCGTCTGGTTGAAACAGTCGTCATAGCCGGTCGCCATCGCCAGCCCATGGTCCGGCACCATGATGTCACCTGTCGCCAGCACGGAACCCGCCCCATCGCACGCCATGTCGGACAGTTCGGCCCAGCCCTCGACCCCGCTGGCAAAGGGCGTGTCCCCCGCATCATAATCGGGCGGCACCAGCGATAGGAACATCCGGTCCACATCCCCCGCCCACACCGGATCGGCCTCCTCCGGCAACAGGAAGCCGCCCTCCAGCGCCGCGAAATCCAGCGTGATAACCGCGTCTTCCGGCCCACCGTTCGCATAATTCCACAGCCGCACATACCAGGCGCGCGGATTGCCCGCCGCATCCCGCCCCTCGATCGTCAGCGTCGGCCCATGCGTCTCGTCCAGCGTGCGCAGGCCGCCGCTCCGCCACCGGAACCGCAGCACGCATGCCCTGAAATCCCGCGCCGTCTCATAGGCCAGCAGGGGATGGCTCCACCCGTCCACCGCCTCCCAGATCAGCCCCGCCAGATCGCCCGACCCGTAAAAGGTCGCATCCACCCGCAAGGCATCCGCCCCGGTCGTGACCACGCTCGCCATCATCGGGCGCGGAAAATTGACGGTCCAGTGGCTCGGCGCAAAGCGCTTCATCCAGCGCGTCTCCTGCCCCCGCCGCGCATCCGCCAGCCAATAGTCCAGCTTCCCC